TTGTGTATTACTCAAACTATCTAGCCAAACCAATGAAATGGAAATTTAAAGGGTATATATAATACATAAATGTATTTCTGAATTGATGCACTAGCACGCAGCCACATTGCGTTTAGTTGTTGTTATGGCCTTTGCTTTCATTAATTTTCAGATAATAAATTGTATAAGTCTATATTCAAATAAACAATCTCTTTTCCAATTTTAGTAGAACTCACAATACCTAGTGATTCCATTTGATTAAGATATTTTTTTGCAGTATTCAAGCTTTTTATATTGTTATCAATCAGTCGTTTTGGACTTAAATATGGCTGTTCAAATAATAGTTCTACAGTCTCTTTTCTTATATGTGGTAACTTGTCTGATATTAATTCAAGAGTTGTGTTAAATAGTTTATCTATTTCTTCGATTTTATTGATGGTATATAATGATGTTTCCTCTACAGCTTTGAGCATATAATTAATCCAACCTTTCCAGTTATTTCGAGTAGTAACGGAATTTAATAAATTGTAGTAATCATCCTTTTCGTTAATAATAAAAGCACTAAGATATAGAATAGGAAATTCTAATAATCCTTTCTGAATCATCATCAAAATACTTAATATTCTTCCAGTTCTACCATTACCATCACGAAATGGATGTATTGCTTCAAACTGATAATGAGAAATAGCCAATTTAATTAGAGGGTCGTAATCATAGGTTTCGTCATCATTTATGTAGTCAAACAAATTGTTGAGTTTAGCTTTTATTATTTCGATTCCTCTAGGTGGTGTATATACAACTGTTCCTCCCAACAATCCACTTCCTCTTTTTTTTATAACAGTTGCAGTTTGAGGTGGTCTTATTCCGTCATTAACTTGTTTAATATTTCTGTATATTTGGACTAATCCATCAATATTTATCTGTTTTTTTTCGTTTAGATTTTTAATTCCACTCCATAATGCTTGACGATAAAAAAGCACCTCTTTTGCATTTCCTTTTAATTCTGAACTACTTAGCATTAATGATTTGTATAATTCATCATCCGTAGTGAAAATGTTTTCAATCTCAGTACTCGCTTTTGCCTCTCTTAATGCAATGGTATTAACCAACATTGCTTGATTAGGTAGCTTTCTTGCTAGTCCTTTTAACTCAGCAAGGGCTTTGTTTGCACTATTTAATGCTTTAAGCACCTCAATTGTAATGATATTCTCATCTGGAGGAGGCAACAATGGTAAGTTGTTGAAAGGAACGTTTCTATCGTATTTAAATTGATTTGACATTAAATTATCTTTTTGTCAAATATACGCATTTTTTGACACTACGGCACGTTTCTGTCAAATAATGATACTAAAATAGGGAATTGTCAATTAAGCGGAATTTTTGACAGTTGTTTTTTTTTTGCATTGTTGGCAATTGCCCTTTATTTTATAAACGGCAAAACGAAAATTCCGAGAATTATCCACCATTTAAATCTATAAACGGCTCGACAAAATAGTGATTTGACCACCCTTTTACTAATGTGATTTGTCGTAAAATCACTACATCATTCCACCTATAAATGAGCAAAAGACCTCACCTAATCTTTCATAGGATAATCATCGAGGGCAATAAAGGCAATTTGGCATTACTAAACAAAACACCACCCCTTCTTTTAAATCGCATGTAAATACCATTTTCTCAAGGCTTTCCTTTGCAATATTTCATTCTTTTATATCTTTGTAGTAAATCAACTACAGAGTAATACTATGAATATCACCACAAAACAACTTCAGACCATTCGTACTCTTTTAAGTAAAGAAGACAAAGTATTAATAGCAGAACAAGCTAACAAATCAAGTCGCACTGTAGAGGCTATATTGCAAGGCAATCGTACTAATGATGAAATCGAAAGACTGTGTGTGAAGAAAGCAAAAGAGAACTGGAATAAACTGGGAGGTATGTTTTCAAAGATTGAATCAAAAAATCTCAACGAGACTTTATTAATTGAAGAATTTCGAAAACTAAAAGTAAATCAGGTGACTAATGGTGAGGACTACAATCGCTTTATGGATGTTTACCTTGATTTGGTACATGTGAAATTTGTTAGCGAAGAAGAACTATGGGAACACCTAAGTAATATCCATACTGACATAATAGGCCGTTCGTATTGGTGTATCAATTTATTTGTTCGATTACTTGGTGTTACTGAAGAGCGAGCCGTTGCATTCTATAATAGTAAATTTAAAGGGGCATTAATACCCCTTTAAACATTGTTTAATCACTATTTAAGCAGCCACTTTATCAAGCAGTGTAATGATGTTTTCTTTAATTTTTGCCTTATTCCTTTTCCAATCACACAAATCAATACCCTTGTTGTATTCCGGATAAGGTAGCTCTTTCTTATTAAATAAAAACTTCTTACATAATGGATAGATATACCTATAAGTCCGCACCTGATACACCTCTAAATCACCAATAAGAAAAGAAATATTATTCCTCAGATATCCTGTCGGTGAGGTTGTGTTAGTAAATAACTGTTCATGTACATATTCGTCTGTTCGTTTATTCCTAAGAAACTTAGTGTAATGAAAACCAAAATATTTGAAATTAGAAGCTTTGTAGATAGTTCCACAACCTAAACGGCCATCGGCAAAACTCTGAATTGCAACTAAATTTTTATCCTTCCTTCGCAATAGTTTTATTGATGCTCCAATAAGTAATGTTTCAGCATTATGACCTAATATATCATCAATCCACATTCTGTTCAATTCACACATCCAAGCATCAGGGTTAGGGTGTGCAAACATTCTTGCTTTACTGTTTTTCATATAGCCATAAACAGCAACACCTATGCAAGTGTCCTGATCATCTTCTTTAAACACACCGAAATTATATTTTCCAAAACCACCATCATTCCATTTATGAGAATAATGGTTCTTTATAATCATTTCTTTTGCTATTTTTTTAGGTACTTCCTTAATAATCAGATTGCCCAGATTTGATGTTCTTTTTAAAATAAAATTATCCATAAATTTATGTAAGTTTTTTCTTGTACTTTCTATCTTTGTTGCTCTCAGGCAAAAAAAAGGTGCAGACACACCGACCAAAGGCATTATAGCCCTTGTCGTGGTGTGTCTGCACCTTTACTTTTCAATCAATTGCCTGAGAAACATTGATTGATTAGAGGCGAGGACTATTTATATCCTCACCATTTATTATTGTGGTATATCCCCCAGAGATAAAGTAATATCTGCCACTCTTATATCAGGGTAAACATCTATGATTTTAACTTTTTCTGATTCAGCACTTTTCTCTTCAATGGTCGCATGAAATGAGATCATTATCACCCCCAAACTCATACATTCATCAATCTGTTCTTGAATTGGTAAAGTCGAATTGTATTTGATCCATTGATCAGAAAAATACTCTTGAATACTTAATACTTGGGCACTGTCCCCGTACCGTTGTTTGATTCTTTTTATCATGATTTGGATTTTTTTATTCGTTTCGGAAACAAAGCCGTGCCCCTATAGTAGCATGGCTTACAGATGAAGAACTACACACATTTAAGTTAAAAACACCAGCTTTCGAGCCATCACTCAAATAACCTCCCACCCGAACCGCTCGCCAGCCATAAGATGGAAAATAGTAATCCTTAGCACCTGAATCACTATTATTAACTATTGATAATGGAAGGGGAAGAAGGTGATTTTGAAAATCATTTTGATATCCACTAAAACTTGGCATTACCCCAATCATTTCATATCCTTCTATGATATTATCAGCAAGAAAAGACATATCGTCAGTTGCATAAGCAACGTAGTCATTAATGTTTAATCCATCCAAGAATTTAAAAATGTGACCAAAAATATTTTCAATACCTCGGTAAGAATTTATTGTAAATATTCGCTCAACACCTTCCCCTCCAAAACTAGAAATTAGAACAGGTACTTCTCCCGTTTTATTTCCTAAAGGATTTGTTATCCCGACCTGAATTGCAGGATTGTAACTATTATATACCCCCCATTCAGTCATCTCTGCAGTGGTTGCACCTGGACCTAAGCCACCTTTACGCATTCCTTTTTCAATAGTCGAATCTATTGGTTTTTGAGAATCAAAAGTTGCATATTCAATAGCAAATAATAGAACTACTGGATAATATTCATAAACGGACTGCTGATGCCAATTTACACCGCGACTAGTTGCTGCAATTCTAAATTCACCTCGTGTTAGTTTCGTAATTGGCTTACCACATAATGATTTTTCCGTCTCATCCCAAGATGCATTATTATTGCCTCCGCGAAAGTTCGGGTCAAAGTTAAGGATAGAGCTTAATTTTCCAGAACTACGCTCCATACTTGCTTCATAGGCAGAAATATAAAACTTCTTAATTCTTCGAAAACCAGCAATTGGTCGGTCACTAATCTTATACCGGTGTTTTGAACCATCCAATTCATGTTTACAATAAAATTCGGGCACCTCTACCATTACCTGACCGTGCGACCCATCCAAAACAGAAGGTGTTCCATCTGCTTTTTTTGTAGAATCATCTGCATCTAAATAATAATGAATAGTTCCATTATCCCAGAGCATACATCGTTTTATTTTACTTTGTATAGGCAGTGTTCTGTGATACTCTAAATTTCCTATCCTTTTGCAATCAGGCAAGCTTTGTGAAGGATCCCATTCAACACCATACCAATCGAGATTAAGTCCCTTATTGGTTGCTTGTTGAATTTCTGTAAAATTCCAAATCTGTACATCTTCAGATTTAGTATTTTGAGAATCTTTTAAATAGGCAACCGCTAATATAATAGAATATTCACCTTCTTTTTTCTTATAGTCAACAGACATGTTTTCTCTACTAAATATTTCCAAATAGGATGCAAAATTACTTTGATCGGTTCCATAGCCGACAATATCGCCATTAGGATATGATGGACTTACAACTAAACGCAATACGGAATATTTATCCCCGTATTTAAACCTATATCCATGTCTCCAATCAACATTTATACTTTTTTCACCTCCATTCTCAGACGTAAATATAAACTCCTGACTATACTCCCTGCTTGTGCCATCTTCATTTAATAATTCCCATTCAACATAGCAATAAGTGCTTGAGTTTTTATTTTGGGATATAAATACGTTAAAGTCTAGCTTCGTTAATGGCATTGCACCGAAATTCATAAATCCTGACGCAAGACCTTGAAATGCGTTTAAACTGTATCCATCAGAATATAAATTTTTACCAGGTTGAAGATGTTGAAATTTATAAAACCTATTTAATTTATCATGATCTAAATCAGATTCATCATGTGGCAACCCATCCACAATATCCTTCAAAGCTTTCACGAGCGAAGCAGCAACCGGCTTAGCCGGTTCGTCCTGGTATTGAGTCACCAAATCAGTGAATTTCATATATTGGGACAAATTAACATCAATAGACTCCTGTTCTGCCAGCTTCAGAAAAGTTTGAGTTGATTTATTGAATCGATAAATCGCCCAACCGTTCACTACGGTAGAATCGTCTCGTGCATCACTTACAATTATCGATTCCCCATTATCCAGATTGGCCACGTCGGCATTTCTGGCAGTAATATTAGCATACTCTTTATCAGTATTGGTAATTCCTGTGATCAGATTATAAACTTTCTCCAGGCTGTTACCGGCTTCAGGTACATTTTCCTTTAATGCCTGGATAAGATCATAGAGCTTTCGAAGTGTATCCCCATCAACAGTAGCATTATCCAGAATGGCATTAACCTTAATTAATGCATCATACCATGATGTTTTATCAGCAACAGCAACAAATTGCTGTTCCAGTGTTTCGTTAATCATTGATGCTGGATGAGTGGACGGATGCTGATAATTGTTCGCATTCTCTTCAACTCCTGTAAGCTTGTTCTTTTCTTCAGTAGTGTAATTATGAGTCGATAATCCTTTACCTGCAACCTTATTTTCTCGATCATCAAGTTCTGTTCGTAAGCCACTCACATCACCAATACTTATATCACTGCCATCTGGCAAATCCTTCTTATCAATCTTCTGATCCAATAACTCCTGAAGATTTTCCACTTGTGAAGCAGGGATTTGATCATCTTTATGAAAGAATGAATCCCACACATCCCAAAATTGAGTTTGTGTTGGAAATAATCCGGTTTTGAACCATTTTTTTATAACATTTAAAGACTTCTTAGCCATCGTTTTAGTATTTATAGTTTAATGATAAAAGCTAACGCATAGAATGGAGGGCGGTTCTCATGAGCTCTATTTTCTCCTGCCTCATGAACAGTAACATTATGTAAATGTTCTGCTGAATCACTCAGAAAGTGATCGTGACTACCTGCTCCTTCTGTTGTCGAGACCTTATAAAATACTCTTTTATTGTCTTTATCGTGACTATGAGAACCAATACCAGTAGCTATCGATTCGTAACCATAAGCATTACCGGATCTTCCATCATCAGTCGAATCACTTTCGATAAAATAATAGTTATTGAATGCATGAGTGTGATTTTTCGTTCGAGACATTTTGTGGGAATGCCTACCGCCTTTTTCAATACTCACGCCATGAGAGTGACGAGGCATCTGATTAGTTGCAATTTTCACCTCTTTTTCTCCACCAGTTCTGCCAATTTGTGACTTGTCAGAAGCACCCATGATAAACTTATTGCGTAAATCTGGAGTATTGTTCCTACCATCACATAACGCCCATCCATCCGGCAAATCTTGACCGCTCCACATCGATATCAATCCTGCAGGAATAGTATGTTGATGATTTTCTATTTTGGCTTTAAGTTCCTGAAGATTTTCAATTCGTTTGAGACTAGCCCAAGCAATCTGATTCACACCTGATCCAAATTCTACATATCGTGTGAAATAAGAATCTTTACGAATACCATCCTCATAAGCTAAAGCACGTTTAGTCTCACGAATCATCACATTGGTTTGTTTTGTGCTTTTTTTGAATGGAAGAATCTCACCACAAATTACAACAAGCGCAATACATCTCCATAGGTGCTCTGCATAAATTCGAGGGTGTCGATATGTAAGGGAAATCCCCCTTCTTGAAAATTGATATGATTCATCTAATCTGATTTTGTAACGATTTCCTGTTAGTTTGTTACGCTTTTATACTAGTTTGTAACGTTTCCCTGCTAATTTATACGCATTCAGCAAGGTTTTCATTTCGTATTGTTCACTCTCTTTTAATATCAGATCACGGGGAAGTTTCACAATAAAATCCACTCCGGTATCTGCAAAATCGGAACTTGGACGAATGTACTGTGTGCCTAAATTCACAGCCTTGTGGCTTCCTTCGTTTTCCTTGTAGATATAAAGCTGATTGAACCGCCAACCATCCACAATACTGATCCGTTTTGTGTCCGGATCAAACCGATCATTCAAAACTTTCTCTAGGTAACAAACCTGACTGTTGTGGTTCAGGCGATATTCAGAATCGGTTTTGAACTTCATAAAATCCACATAGAGCTTTCGAACCGGATGGATCAGTGCATAAGCCAAGGAGAGCAGCACATTGCGCCTGAGAATGGAAGGCACTAACCAATCTATTAATTTGGTGTAATCTATTTTATACATCGGCTATCCATTTAATGGTTAGGTCTTCATCCTTTAACTCAAGGTAACCTGCATCAGGAACAGATTGAGCATTCACCTGGCTAAACTCGTAACCACCGTATTTGGTTTCACAGCTCAACACGTTAGGGATTGTAACGCCTTCCGTTACCTGAAGTGCATCGACCAAATGAGCAATTACAAACTCGCCATTAAAGGGCAGACTCTTGATAAACTCACGTATGGCATCCTGTACAGGTGTATTTGCAGAACCATCCAAACGTTGACCTTCACCATCAAGCACAAGCGGATCGTAGTACAAATCCAATGAAAGACGGAGTTGATCACCAGGTGCCGATTTCACAATCAAAACAACACCGGCATCTTTTACCCTCGCACAGTAATTTGTGAATGAGACGAACTCATCACCAACTAAAGACGTTGGATTCCCCTCACCATTATCTTTGGCCACTTTCACTGTTAACTTTCCCTCAATCTCTTGAACGGCTGAGAATTTCACCAATTGAGCAGCTTCGTCCACTTCTGAATACAAGTCACTCTCCGCAAGCAAAGAATGGCCGTATTGAAATGCCTGGGCTTTGTTATTGTACCATCGTAATGAATGCGGTTTCATTTCCTTTATCTTTACATCCACATCCTTCTTGAACTGATCAAACAGTTTCTCCAAGGAAAAGATGGCCACCGCAACCACATAGGTCAGCAAGCCAACAATGTTTGTTTTAGAAACTTGCTCATCAAATGTTTTGGAAATATCTAAACCCAAAGCATTAACCAATACTGGTTGCCCAATAATTGCTCCTGTAATCTCTTCTTTTATTGCTTTAATCGCTCTTGCCATATTCTTAGCTTACTATAAAATCAACACCTATTGACATGTAGCCAATACCTCCTAATTTAGAGGATATAGAATTGGAAGTCCCAGTTACAGGCTTTATTCCTTTTACATCCAAATAATTCACAACATTCGACTTACTGTCTGTATTACATTTCAGGATTGTTCCGGCTTCGCATTCATCGGTTATGGAAACACCGTTTTCTTCAGCCAGATCAAAAACTTTATCCAGACTTCCGTACTCCTGAATAGATATATCAAACAGACTTTGTTCTGGAAGAAGAATTACATCTTTCATACTGAGCTTCTTTCTACTGAAGAACCAAAATGAAATCCTACAACAGAATTTCGCTCCTGGAGCAATGAACCCACCACGGTTCCTACTGCTGTACCTATCACACCGCCTAAACTTGTACCGATAGTTACAGCAGTTTGCAAATCATCAAGAGATTTAAGAAGAACAAAAACAGTAACCACGGTAATAATGATCTGACAAAAAATCAAAGCCATTATAAACACTATGTTTTTGTTCATGATACTCAAAGCCAATTTATCAGCAATCTCATGTTTCGTTTTAATGTATTGCTCTGTAGCTCTTTTTCGGTCTTCAACTTCATGGGAAAATGCCTGAATATCCAGTTTGTACATTTCCTGTTTCCAAGACATTTCATACCGCCTAAACTCTTCGAGAAGTTCACCAGCCTTATCATGTACCACTGCATTCTTTCTCAGCAAACCGCCTACTTTTTCGATGGCCGTTTGTATCGGTACACCTGATGTGGCAATGTCTAATACATCACCGGCGATTGTTGGAACTGCACCAATTACTTTATTTACAAATTTTCCGAATCCCGTTTCTTTAAAAGATTTCTTTTCTTTCATTGTCTAACCCCTTTCTGTCCAACCGGGAATAAATACTTCTTGTTCCTGATTTTTATTAGTTATTAAATCGTATTTTTTTAATTGGAAGTAATTCATCCACTTCAACAGCCATATGTTTAATTTCTCTCTATTTCTACCTTTGAATCGCTCCGTAGCCACATAGGCATCAATTGCCTGAATAGTGTTTGCTCCAATTTGACCATCAACAACCAAATCATTAAAATCCTTTTGGTTTCGATTCAATTTATTCAAAGCTTTTTGCAAACAGCAAGCACCGTAATACTTACCCGTGTTTACAGAGGTATCAAAAAGCTCATTTGCGATATCTTGAGGAAGATGAACACAATTAAGCTTATTCCAGTACTCTTCTTTATAAAAGTCTTTCACCAATTCATTCAGAGTGCTATTGCCTTCCAATTGTCCAGTCCAATGCCCGGACATGAACTCCTTTTGTTTTAGATTGTCAATGATGATCCAACCCGGCCAATTTGGCCAATGTTTTCTGGCGATACCCTTATAGGTTTCACCTCCCTTATCTGAAGGATGGTTTGAGTACCCACCTTCATTCTCACAAGTTTCTTCGTATGCTTTTTCAAATAATGCCATTACACTTCAATTTCAAGGTTTGATAAATCATTTGAGATGCTAATTTTTGCATCTGAGAAGCCATCAGCTTCCAATTCAATTTTTAATTCCCTGGTAAATCTGGTTAAGCTTGCTGTTGACTTTTTTAAGTAGCGACTGATACCAAAGCCAGTAGTAGGGAACTCTTTAAGTTCTCCTTTGTGTAATTCCACCAACAAACCAACATGCTGTTGATTACTTTCACCTATCACCAAATCACCATTTTGAATTAACAGGTCGCCTGATTCGTTCATTAAAACATCTTTCATATCAACTAATATTTCCCTGTCCTGTTCCGGTAACAGCCCCTGCCGGACAAGTTCCTGTAACCTGTGTTGATACCGTACCGCTTTTCACAAAATTTTCAATTGCACTGGCTAGCTTCTCAGCAATTCGCTCTCTGGCTTCAGAAGGATTCACTTGCTCATCTGACTCACTATCGAATGCATTCTTGATTGCTTTTTTTAAAACTTCTCTATTCAGTGCCATTACTTCAAAATTTTGATTAGTCTGTTATTAATTTGTTCTAAAGCCGGAACATTGGGACTTGTACCGTTAACTACTATAATTTTGCTTATTTCGCCGATAAAATCAGAAAGGACATTTTTGAGATTTTCGTTATGCCCTTCTATGACGATTCCTTCCTGATCCAGTGCGACCTTAATTGTTGCCCGGGAAATTTCAAGACTGTCAATTTCGCTGTATTTGATAATGGAAGTTTCCGTTTGATCACCTCCTATCTGGCTGCACAATACATAGCTGCCTGATTTAGGATAGATGATCAGTTTATCTGAAAGCTGATCAACTACGGCATTCAATCGAACATCAAAAAGTTTCGGGCGATTTTCTCTCTCAATGGTGCAGGTATCATTTTCCTTGTCAACATCTTTTACTTTGCCAACAAACATCTGATTTTTGAACTTATCGGATACAATAAGCTCAACCAAGCGTTGAAAAGCTTCATTCACACCTTATAACTTAACTGGTTAATGCGCTCGAAGTAAGCATTGCCCCAACGTATTTTAACGGATTCAATAAGGTAATTCCCTTCCCGGTCTTTTTCTTTCTCATCGATAATCCGGAGCGTATCGCCGGCTCTTGTTAAAGGAACGCCAAAACCAATAATCTTACCGGAATAACCATCAAAGCAAAGCTTGTTCAGTTCAGCATTAGCCAGTGTGCGCAATTGCGTTTCATCAACATCTCCAAAATTCATTGTGCGCACAATGGCATCATTTTCACCACTACCCAATTCAACCTTTATTTTTTTACCATCCTTTTTATTAGCAATGGCTACAACCTTTAATTTGATATCTTCTTTTCTTCGGTATTTTAGTTTGTTTTCTTTAACATTCCTGCCAAACTCATACTCATGGGCAACATAGGACTTCTCACCCATTTTGTAAGGAAAGCCACAATGCAAAACATCATCTTTCACATAGGTAAATAGACCGTAATGCTTGAGTCTCATAAACACCTTGTAAGAACTCTCATTATCAATGATGAATTTGCCAAGATTAACCTCTGGGCAATCAATCTCCATGCCTTTACTTGTAGCTGTTAAAACTTCCTGTAATGTGACTTTTTTCCAACTTTTCACCAGGTTGTTTTTCTTGAACTGATACATCTCATCATCGATGTGAATCTTGATAGGAATATCAGATTCAATCTCTCTTACATAGCCTTTAAACTCTTCATTTAATTCATCGTTATAACCTAAACTAATGCTTATTTTCTGACCAACTTTCAATACATCAAGAACAGATTCACCAATCTTGTTTTTGTAGTTTCTGGGCAATACAACAATTGCCTGATCACTTAACTCAATTACCGACTGAGTAATTTCACATGAATTGACTTCTTTAAAAGTAACAGAGCCAATTTTTACTTCAGCATTTAAATTGTTGTACATAGCCATTAGTATTACTATGATTCCTAATAATTTCTTCATTCTTTTTTATTTTAAGCCAAATTCAACAGGTTGAATACTTTTGGCTGTAAGTGAATATTTCCATGTGTCCTCAAATCCTTCGACACCTGAAAGGCTATTGATTTCAGTAAAATAGATGCTGAAAATTCCCAGATCATCAAAGATTTGTGACTCAACATCAAACTGATTCCCAACCTCAAAAACCTTTCTAAATTGCTGTATTTGCATTGACGGATATTGATGATCACTCATATCAATCAATAAGCCTTGCATTTTAATTTGCCAGGATTTCAACCCGAAGCTCTCTACCACTTCGGCATCGCTTCCGGGAATGGCAGTTGTTTTCATATTTTTACCCCTGGAGAAGCTTAGCATAGGAGGAGGAGCAAAAACATCACTAACAGATTCATTGTTTCCTAATATCCCCAAACTGTCTAAAACCCCATAATTACCACCAATAAAAGGGTAAGCCCCGAACTTTAAATCAAAACCATTACCAGTAAGAACCATCTCTTCAAACGTAGCCTCTGCATTTTCAATGAGTTGAAAATTGGTGTACAAACCTGAATCAGACAATCCAACCCCAAGCAGTTTCCCTGCCATATTTTTGGCAACAAAGCCAAAAGCACTGCTAAATCTATCAGCTAAACTAATTGTGTATTTAGGCATTGTCTTTTGGCTTCACGTTTAACATTCCTTTTTCAAACAACCACAACACCTGCATGTATTTTTCAAACCATATTTCATCCTCTAAATCTTCAGGGAATGGTATGTGTAGGTAGTGGGTTATTAAAGCATTTCCTTTTCTAAAAATATCGCACTCTTCCCGATAATCTATAGCGGGGAAGAGCTCTAGTAGTTTTTTAAGATTGCCTTTCTTATAGGGATCAAACTCGCTACAGCATCAAAGGCAGCGAAAAAAGCATCATCGTCAGCTTTCACAGCTTCCTTTCCTGATAATACACAGGCATTAATCAATACCTCTTTGGCTTTATTTGGATTTTTATCAATCCATTTTTCAAATTCACCAACCGTTTTGCGATCCGGCACACGGACAATTACATCCATAAATTTTTCACCATCGTCATCCAGAGGTAAAGTAGCTACCATTACTTTCTTTTCACCGTAGCGCTCTTTCCAAGCTGTCATCATTTCAATAGTAACGCCTTGTGGCAATTCAATTTTTACTTTTGTTGTTTTTTTGGTAGTATCTCCAGCCATTTCTTTTTATGTGTTGTGTAAAGGTTAAACCCCTACATGTTGATATTTAAATAGTATTTAAACAATGCTTAATAGGCTTATACATTGTTATAATCGATCTTAAGAACAAACATTTCAAATTGTTTCCCTAATCCCATTTCACCGGTAACTTCACGTCCCTGACTTTGAAACTTACAGGTAATAGTATCATTAATGATCTCGTTGTATTCATCCACAAATGATACGTTAATATCAAAAGGCTTAATACTTAACAAATCTCCTTTAGCTGCTTTTTCAATCGCAACAATCTCTGTCATAGGGAATGTTATCGAACAACTATCATCAATTTTACCCATACTCCAGGTTCTTGCCTTCCTTTTAAGACTGTAATTCTTCTGATGTTCCTGTGAGGTTTCATAAGTAATCTCACTAACCTCTGAATCAGGATTACCAAGCATGTTCACAATAACATCACCCGAATCGTAGGCTTTACCGTTTTTTCTAATTGCTGTCATTACAAGCTGTTTTTAAGATTGATAACTCCTTTTATCTTGTTGATTGTGCCGTACGGAACTAACTCAAATATCACCCCAAGAGCTTTCTCTCCGGTTAGTAAGTTCGAATTTGCATCAACCGTGGTTTTTCCCTCTGAAATCTCGTTGGCGGCAAGCATATTTTCAAAAACGGTATTTCCAATACCTTCGAAATATTTCACAACACCAATTGGTAGCAATCCTGTTTCAGGATCAACAGGCTGAACCGTTTTTACCTTTGGCAAAAGTGCCGTTCTTAGCAATCTTGTAGCCTTGTCAATGGTCGCACCGTAGGCAACGGTATGTTCATTGATATTTCCATTGGCATCAACAATTTGCTCTACACAGGTATAATCATTATTCCAACGCAAGCCACTCAAGCCAATTTCCCGAATGGGGAAAAGATATCCTTTGTCTTCCAGAATCGACCAGTCTGATTCCACATCTTTAATTGGCGTATGAGATGATAAACCGCCAATCATAAAGGCGTCTTTACCAGCATCAGTAATGTTCATGGTCTCATTTTCGCCAAGATTTTGATTTACACGACCTTTAACAGAACAGCCTAAGATATTGCCAACTGAAGCGTATTTTTGACCAACAGTATCCTGAGTTGTGGCATATTGATAATCTTGACCAATTACAACACTCACCTTCGGGGCAGGAGTATCAGGAATCTTTTTTAAGTCCAATACCACGGTAGCAGTTCCTGAGTAGGCTCGTCCTTCTAAAAAAATATTCAAGGGACGGAAATTGCTGTAACACCACTCAGCAAAAGTCTGAGCCTTGGCTATGGATGCCCGAACATCGGAATTGATACCATCAACATTCCGACTAACGTCAAATTTAAAGCACACATTATTAGTGTGTTGTAAATCCAAGTTGTTCGGGTTTTATTTCAAATTTAGTGATTTGTTTTTT